ATTCTAGTATCTGCCATGAGCTTTACCGGAGGATTGACAGGCGCACCTTATGTAAGCGCAATTACCGCAAGCACAAGTTTTGTAATTACCGTTCCAGACAATTCATTCACTGGCACTGTCGGTTGGGTAATAATAGAAAAAGCTTAATACAACTAGGATAATTAATGGACAACTTTGATTTAAACAAGTTGCATCTACAACTTTTAACAATAATGCCAGCAAATAAAAATTATCTATATTACTTTGGATTCTAATGAGTTTTGTTAAATTACAAGATGGTCGCAGCACATACGCACTAGACAGCCTACGTTTGCGTACGCGTAAGGAAGCTGAAACGGCTCCACAAGCCGGAACGGTAGAGTTGTACATTAAAGATGGCATTCTCTATCAGATCGATGAGCAAGGCATTAGCAAGGAAGCAGCCGTTACTCCAGTAGTAGGAAGATTCTATCTTCCAACAAATCAAACGGTAGCTGTTAGCACTACAGCAGTAGTTGGAATTTCTACTGCTGACTTTGAGTCTCAATCTCTAGTTTCTGGTACGGGAACAAGCACTAAGATTAAAGTGACCTTGCCGGGTAAATACCGCGTGTCTGCTCGCATTGCAATACAGCCTGCTGGAACTTTATGGAATAACGCAAGTCCGCAGTTGATCTTAACTATCAACAACAATGACGTTGCAATCCTAGATCAACAGTATAACATTACAGGATCTAACGGCATAAACTTAAGTGGCAGTACAATTGTCGATCTTGATATTAACGATTACTTGCAAATCAAATTTGCCCGAAGTACCGGAACCGGCAGTGCAACCATATTCGGTAACATTGGTCACACGTACTTAGACATTGATCGCGTAGGATTTTAATGGCTAAACATTATACAAAAAAATTTCAAGAAGCCTACGACGCAGTTTTACAGATAGCACGTCTTGAAGGGCCAGAGAGGGGCAAGCTGGCCTTTCGGGATGCTATGCTAAAGTTGGGACACGAAGAACGCATTCGTAACCTCTACCGCGTTCAAGATAAACTGACCAAGCAAGCTAAGTTTTTTATACCTAATGCGCCACAGGAAAAATACTTAAAGACCAAGCACGTGCGTAACATTATTCTTAAATGTCGACAAGTAGGGTTTACAACCCTTAATTGCATCCGGGCATTAGACTATGCACTTTGGGAGAGCAACATGCGAACGGGCATTATGTGCCACAAGTTGCAAGTTGTTAAAACCATCTTTAACGACATTACCAAATTTTGCTATAACTGGTTCTTACGCGACTGGGGACATTTGTATAAGCCAGTTGAAAAGAGCGATTCTAGTACCGCACTTAGTTTTGCACACGACGGCCTTGGACGACCACTAGAGTCTTCAATCCTAGTGCTACACGACTTTCGTGGTAAGACAATTCACTTTATGCACGTTTCAGAAGCAGCACGTATCGAGCGTGACCGACTCGTTGGATCTCTTAATGGTGTGCCTGATAACGGCGAAATTACTTTAGAGTCAACGGCTGCTGGTAGGTCCGGTGAATTTTACCGCCTTTGGCAAAGTTGGAAAACCAAAGGTAGCATAGCTCCGTATCGCGGATGTTTTATTCCTTGGTACAAGTATTACCCGGAAAATCTTGAAGAATGGGAACTACCCAAAGAAGCTGTACTTACTAACCGCGAACGAGAACTAATGGTAATGTACAAAGATAAGGTTACTGAGAACCACATCTTTTGGCGTCGGTGGTGCATTGAAGCTAAGTGCGGCGGTGATGAAGAGTTATTTGAAAATGAGTACCCAACAAACGATCAAGATTGCTTTTTAACGGGCGATGCAAACGTATTCTCTAGCAGCATCTTAAAGATGCAAGATCGCAATACGCGCGAACCCATATTTACCGGGCACCTAATTTCTGACGGCAATAAAATGGAAATTCATGATGACCCAAAAGGATGCGTTACTATTTGGGAAGAGCCAGACCCGTCGCACACATACTCCATAGGAGCAGATCCTAGTGGAGGGGTAGGTCAGGATAATGGCGCTGCATACGTAAAAGATAACAAGACTAACAAGCTCGTTGCCCGCGTGTGGGGTGACATAACCCCCGCAGACTTTGCTAGAGAGATTTACAAATTGGGCAAGTTTTATAACAACGCTTGGCTTTGCGTTGAGGCAAACAACCACGGGCACGTGGTATTGCACGTACTTAAAGAGATGGGATACCGCAACTTATACAAGCGGTCAACCATTGATGAGATGACTAATAAGCCTACAAAAAAGATTGGCTTTGTCACTACCAGTCAGACAAAGATCATGATTACGGAAAAGTTTAAAACCGCCGCTAAGGAAGGCAAGCTAATCATTCTTGACAAAGAATTGATTTCAGAAATGTCGACCTTTGTGCAAATTGCAGGTAAGAGTGGCGGCTCGGTTCGACGCGAAGCAAGTGCCGATGCGCATGACGATTTAGTAATGGCAGCAGCATTAACAGAAGAGATGAGCAGTTCACGGGAATGGGATGTAGATGAGAGCACGCGCACGGAAATTCAAGAGTACACAGTTGATCCTGAAACGGGATTTATTATAGGATAATGCATGAAAAATCCTTTTGAACATGATGAGCTACAGCAAAAAGAGCAATCAAAAGAGTTGCACGCAATTCGCATTGTGCGCGCATTTATGCGTAACAGCGATGAGTACCGCGACCCGCACATTGAGCTTGCTGTAAAATCTAGGGAGTTGTATGAAAACTGGTCGCCTGCTAACCGCAGCATTGTACAGCGCGCTAATCTTAAATTGCCATTTGGTTTTACCATTATTGAAACGCAGACTCCGCAACTAGTTGACATCTTTTTTAGGGGTGGCAATGCCGTACAGTTTAAGGGGCAAGATGCAAACGACGCCATGTACGAAGACGCCATTACCGACTTTCACGTGCATCAGTTTGAAGAGATGGGCCTGCAGTCAAAGTCTGCCGCATTTATTAAAGCTATGCTTTTAGATGGGACCGCCATCGCTAAGGTACCTTACAGATATAAAGAGATGGAAACCATGCGTCGCGTGATGCAAATGGACCCTATAACCGGCATCCCGTTGTCCATTAAACAGCCCGCCGTTGAAGTGCTCTTTGATGGGCCAGACCTTGAAATTGTGCCCATTGCCGACTTTTTTCCAGACTGGACCGTAAAGCGTCCAGGAGACGTCGCATCCATGAGAGGCTGCGTACACCGCACGTACAAGACCTTGGCAGCGCTTAAAACCAACCCCCTCTACAAAAACCTAAAGGAAATTGAAGTCAGTATTAGTGTTAAGGGTGAAGACGCGTGGGCGCGTCCATACTACTCGGACGCTTATAAAGATGACTTTGACCGGCTAAACGACAATGAAGATGGCGTTAAAGAAGAAGGAACCGTAGAAGTTTGGGAATACTGGGGTCTTTTTGACCCCAATCAAGACGGCAACTTTGAAGAATATATTATTGTAATTGCAAACGGTGACGTAGTTCTTAGGTGCGAACCTAACTTCTATGATTATAAATTTAAACCGTTTGTCGCATGTCCTAACTACATGCGCGAATCTGAATTCTATGGCGTTCCAGAACTAATGGCTGTACGCTCTTTAATCAAAGAAGCCAATACGCTTCGCAATGCCAGACTTGACAACATTAATCTATCGGTAAATCCCATGTGGATTGCTGACCGGGCTGCAGGTATCAATACAAAAAGCCTATTCTCACGGCCTAACGGAGTAATCTGGACCAATGATATTAATGCTATTAAGCCGCTACCGCCAATGGACCCTTCGATTGGATCGCGTGAGGAAATGGCGTTTATACAAAACGACATTCAGAATGCTACCGCCATGGTAAATGCTGCACCGGTAGCTTCAAACCTTGGTAAACAGTTTGGCCGTTCTGCAACCGGCGTTAACTTTATTCAAAGCTTTGCAAGCTCTCGTATCAGTCTTAAAGCACGTATGCTTGCCGAAATGTTTTTTAAACCGGTAGCTAAAATCATGCTACTTACTAACAGGCAATTTGTAACTGAAAGCCAGTGGGTACGGGTATTAGATCCCAATACACCTAACCCATTCGTTGAGTTACCACCTGATGCATTTTTCAGGGCCTTCGATTTCCTCGTTGAGACGACGTTGGAAACCGGCGGCCCAGAGGGGCAGTTTCAAAAGATACAAACCGTGTCCCAAATCCTTCAAGCAATCGAAGGAAGTCAGCCCGGAACGGTTAAATCAGACGTTATATTAGAAGCGCTATTACGGCCACTATTGGGTCGCCAAGTAAAACGCTTTGTCAATAGCCCTGAAGAACGACAAATGATGCAAATGCAGCAGCTTGCAGCACAACAAGCTGTCAATGCACAACAGGGCATGAATGCACCACAACCAAACGCGCAAGAAGCTAACTTAAATGTACAGCCAGGCCAAGACGTATTGGCATCTTTAGGGCTTAAATAATGTTATACGCAAACGAAAATATTAAGATTTGGAACCCTGAAACGGGCGAGATGTCCGGTAAAGAGGAAGTTATTGACGCTGAAGCAGAGCGCGTTATTGATGAAGGTCAAGCGCTTGCACAGCTTAAACAGGCTCGTGGTTGGATGTTACTAGAAACTTTACTTAAAGAAACATGTGCAGACTTAAAAGAGAAGCTCACATACGAACAAGATTTAGACAAATTCCGCCGCCTTCAAGAGGCGGTCAAAGCTTACCAAAACGTAATGAACTTTGTCGATTATAAAATCGCCGAAGGTCTTGCGTTGCAGGAGCAAAAAACCCAGTCCCCTGAAGAGGGCTAAACTAGGAGGATACCATGTCAGACGAGAAAATCGCGCAGCCACAAGCGACCTCGCAAGAAAGTCAGGCTGTTGAACAGCCACAGACCCAAGAGATCTCTACTCTTGGCCAATCTGAAGCAGTGGAAGAGGCGAACTCTATACCTCAGAAGTTCGTAGGAAAGTCTCCAATGGAGATTATCCAAGCATACCGGGAACTCGAAAGAGAACGTGGTAGGCTCGCATCTGAGTTAGGTTCTACTCGAAAAGAGAAGGAAACCGTAGAGGAGCAGTTCCGCCAAGCAGAACGAGAACGAATCGCGTATGCACAGGCAGCAACTCAACGGCAACCAAGAACGGTTCAAATGGAGGAAGAACAGGACCCTATAGCTGTCTTTGATTCCAAGTTTGATGAAGACCCGCGCACGGCTGTGAAAATGGCCTTGAATGCAGTGTCTAATCGAATGCAGCAACAATCGCGTGAACAAGCACGAATAGAAGCTGAAGGATATTACAGAAAGCAAAAACAGGAAAATCCTGACTATGCTCGACGTGAGCCGATGATGCAAAAGCTTGCTCAAGAATTACAAGATGTAGTGAAACCTGAATATCAAAACTCTTTAAAAGTTTTGGCTGCCCTTGATTTAATGTCCAAAGGCGCAGATGTAGACTACTATACTAAGCAAGCTATTGAGCGCGCACAGCAAGGCGGTCTTTCTGTGCGATCAGAAAAACAACGTGCTCAGTCCGAATCTGCGGTGTCAAAAACTGACGCTTCAGTGCCTTTTGAAAAACTCTCACTTGATGAGATGCGTAAGGCTCTTGGACGGAGCGACGATTAGGAGTAAATAATGGCTTCAACAACACTCACAAATGCAGCAAATCTGCACTTGTATTATGAAAAAAAGCTATTATCTGTCCTTGAACCTCGTCTAGTCCTTCAACCTCTTGGAAAAAAACAAAGACTTCCAAAAGGAAATGGAAAACGAGTTAAATGGCTCAGATATAGTACAATTAATAGTTCAGTAGTTCCACTAACTGAAGGTACAGTACCTAATGAAATTGCTTTCACAACAGCAACTGTGCAAGCAGATATTGAACAATACGGTCAATATGCGAAAGTTTCTGATCTTTTATCAGATACTGCAATTGATCCAGTAATGGAAAATCTTTCTGAACGCTTCGGTATTGCCGCTTCTAAGACAATCGAAGAACTTATTATTTCTGAGATTTCTCAAAATTGCGCAAACCAAAACGTAAACGGAAGAGCTAACTTTGCTGCAATCGGTGCCACTCCAGGTGTATCGGACGTTTTAAATCATAAAGAACTAATCGAAGCTATGATTCGTCAAAAAGCCGATCTAATCGGACCACACGAATCTGGTGATTATGTTTGTGTATTACATGCACATGCAGAATATGATTTATTGTCAGACACGCAGGCTGGTAGTTTTCTCGATATTCAAAAATATACTGATAATCGACCAGTGCTAAACGGTGAAATTGGTAGAATGTATGGAATGAGATTCCTTGTTTCAGACAAAATGCTTAATTCATTACCTGCTGTTCACGGTGGACCATCAAATGTTGTTCAATCTTTTGTCATTGGTGAAGAAGCTTTTGGAGTTGTAGAACTCAATGGCGACGCAATGAAAATGATTATGAAAAAACATGGTTCTGCTGGAGCAGTTGATCCTTTGGATCAGTTTGCAACAGTTGGATACAAAATTAACGGCTTTGCTGCTAAGTACCTGCAATCAGGTTCTAAGCGAGTTATTGCTGTTAATAGCGCATCTTCATTAACATAATATAGAAGGGGGTGGGGTAATCTCACCCCCAACTTACTGTCAATGGCTTTTACACTTATACCTTGGGAACAGCCTAAAATGACCTTAATGAGTTTACAAGATAAGTTAAAGAAAGTTCACCCAGAACTTTACATCGATGCTTCAAGTAAACAAACACGTGAAAATGGGCTTAAATTTAGTGCTTTATACCTTAAACGCCCTAGAAAAGCCTCTGTAGGAGTTGCGCAACACGAACGCAATCTTGTAAATGAAGGTCATGCCAAATATTTAGACGCTTTAGAAAGCGGTCAAATGGACATATTTATTACGTCGATTTGTCTTGACTTTATTCCTGAGTATGATATATTTAATATGGAGTACACGAAATTAGCCGTCCTTGGCTGGCGTTCTTTAGGACTTATGTTAATCAACCGAAAAATAGCACCGGCTGAAAAAGTCAAAAAAGCATTCGGTTGTTTAGGGCTTGGCGAATCAGATTACGACCGCGCAAGCTTTTTTGGTAAAATAGAAATTGCAAAGAGGTTAGCAAATGCCTAACACAACTTCAGGATTTTCATACGCAGAGATTGTCTCTCGCGTTCAAAACTATATTGGAAATGATAGCTTAGGGTTTCAAACCTATGTTGAGCAAACCCTTGCCCTTGCCGAGTACCGCTTTTGTAAAATGCACGATTGGGGATTTTTACGCAGAACGGGGCTTACTTTAACTACCGCCTTAGCAACCGCCGAATACACGTTGTCTAGCGCTACTATTGGTTACTATATGGCTGCGACTGATGTGGAAACTATACGTGCTGAAGTTGACGGCGTTGTTCTTAAACGCGTTGACTTAAACCAAATTCGCCGTTTTGATACCGCCAATGATGACGGGTCAGCCGAAGATACGCCAATGTATTGGGCACCTATAGAAGATAACAAGATTCGCCTTTGGCCCCCAAGCACCAAAGTCATCGCTCTTAAAATCGATGGAAAGATAACCCCTGCGCCCACTAATAACTTTGCTAACTACCCAGTGATTCCTTATAAGTATCAGGAATCCTTTATTGAGTACGTGATCTCAATGGCATTAGACCGCGAAAATGATGAGCGCGCGCCCATGAAAAAACAAGAGGCTTTGGCGCTTATTAAACAAGATATTCAGGCTGATCTTGCCAATCTTTCAGACGTGGAAAACCCACGCATTAAGTCTTTACTGGAAGCCCGCTTTGACGGGATGAGCGATTCATTAGACGTTCCAGGATTTGAACCCGGTGATTAAATGGCTACACGACGCTATGTAGAAGAATTAGAATACGCAGATGCAAAGGGGCTTGATACGGCTTCGCCTATTAACCTTGTTGCAACCGGATACGTGCGCGAAGCAAAGAACGTAAATTTGGGTACTACTGGGTCCTACATTAAACGTGACGGCTATGTTAATCAGTTTACCCAAGCTCAAGCTCAAACCGGTTTTTCGGTTTTGCAAGGCGTTGAGTTTAAAAGCCCGCTTGCTACGGAAAAATTGCTGTACATGACAAATGTAGCAGCCGCAAAGTTTGGTAAAATTAACTTGTTGACCGGCGCGTTTAGCGAATTAACTAACTTTACCGGCGGCTCTCTTGGACTTTCCCCCAACTTTAGGCCGTCGTTTGCACAGATAAATGACACGCTATTTTACTTTGACGGAACCGGCAGTTCTTATGTACCATTTGCCTATGAAGCAAATGGCGCATATACACGGCCCATGGGCATTGCTGCCCCAACGGCACTATCTGCAAGCGCGGTAGCGGGGTCGGGACTCGAAGAGGGTGATTATATTTACGCGCACACATACGCGTTTTACTTTGGTGGGCAACTAATAGCAGAAAGCAGCCCCTCCCCACTTGCCGAAGTTAGCACCACGCCTACAAATAAACAGGTTAATTTAACTTTACAGGCGTTTCCAAACTATCTTGCTGCAGGGTATAGTCACTTAGTAATTAAGCATCGAATCTTTAGAACGGTAGTAAATGGAAGTATCCTGTTTTTAGAAACAGAGATACTTGGGAATTTGCTTGCTTATTCTTCTACTGCAAGTGATGACGCGTTAGATTCAGAGCAAATGTCTTTTGATAACTCACAACTATCAGGTGACTACCTACAATCTAAATTTCCTGTTGTTGCTAGAAATAGGCTAATCCTATTTCACCCAACGCAAAACAAAGGTATTTTTTCAAAGATTGGTTTTAACGGCCCACTACCCGAAAGCTTCCCAGTTATCAATGAGTTTAGTATTGGCGGTAAATTTGGAAATGCAGATTCATTAGTAGGTGCTGGGCAAATTAAAGGTGTACCTATTATTCTTAAAGAGCGATCAATTGGTAGACTAGAAGAGATCGG